CTGGCGCGGGGTATTCAGGTGACGGTGAAAAGCTGGAATGCGCGGCAGCAGACGATGTTCGCCGAAACGGCAACTTTGGCTGGCACGTCCGACTGTGGCGGCCCGCCCCAGACCTACGTGTTCGTCCAGCCTAATCTTACGCCGGACCAGGCGCTCAATCTCGCCCAGCGCAAGCTCGCGGAGCTGGCACAGCACGAGCGGGTCATCGAACTGACGATGCCCGGCGAACTCACGCTGACGCCGCGTAGCCTGATCACGCTGACCGCAACCGGGACGGCATTCGATCAAAGCTATTTCGTCGACACCATCGAGCGCCGGATCGGCGTCGGATGCGGATTTGTCCAGCGCGTCCGCGCAAAGAACATGTCTTCCGGCGGCGCTGCCGGCTTGTCAAACCTCAGCAACGGAAGCGGAGCCTGAACCGATGGACCGCGTTGTCAACGCCCTCAAACGCCATGCGGGCATCCTGGACCAGGGACATGCGCAGCCCCGGTTCGGTCTGGTCACGTCGTACGATCCGGCCACCGCCGCGGCTCGCGTCACGTTGCAGCCGGAAGGCGTTCTGAGCGGCTGGCTGCCGGTGCTATCGGCCTGGACAGGCGCCGGCTGGGGGTTGATCTGTCCTCCTTCACCGGGAAACCAGGTCGTGGTGCTGTCCCAGGAAGGCGACGCCCAGCACGGCGTCATCATCGGCGGGACTTATTCAAACAGCCAGCCGCCGCCAGCGACGCCGGCCGGCGAAATTTGGCTGGTGCACCAGACCGGGACTTTCCTGAAACTTTGCAACGACGGCACGGTGCAGGTCCAGGGTGACCTGCACGTCAGCGGAGACATCTACGACTCGAAGGGCTCCTTGTCGCGCATGCGCAGTCATTATGACTCGCACACGCACATTGATTCTCGCGGCGGAACGACCACCACGCCCAATCAGCAGGACTAGGCCGCGATGAGCGATCTGTCGCAGCAATGGGGCTCCGACCTGCTGGCCGGACCGACCGGCGATCTCGCCCTCGCCTCGGGCGCCACGCTCGCCCAGCAGCGCGTCCTGCGGCGGCTGCTGACCAACCCTGGCGACTATATCTGGCAACTTGATTACGGCGCCGGTTTGGGCCGCTTCGTCGGCCAGCCCGCCAATGCGTCGCAGATCCGGGCCGTCATTCGCAGCCAGATCTTCAAGGAGTCGGCGGTGGCACGCACGCCGGAGCCCGTCATCGACGTGCAGGGTCCGCCGAACGCCGCTGCCGGGACAATTTACGTCCACATCCGCTACGTCGACGCGCCCACTGGCGAGACCCAGCTTCTTTCCTTTTCGATCGGCGGGTGAATCATGCAGCTTTCGCTTCAGACCTTCACGACACTGGTACAGAACATGGCTGCAGCGGTGCAGTCGGCGGCATCGCAGCTTGTCGATCTCACCGTCGGCTCGGCGCTGCGCGCAATCCTCGAAGCGAACGCGTCAGTCGCGCTTTGGATGCAGTGGCTGATCCTGCAGGTTCTGCAGATGACGCGGGCCGCAACCAGCAGCGGTCCGGATCTGGACAGTTGGATGGCCGACTTCTCGCTGCAGCGACTGCCGGCCTGTGCGGCGACGGGTATCGCGGCCTTCTCGCGCTACACGGCTACGGGCCAGGCGCTGATTCCCGCGGCCTCCCTGGTGCGCACGGCAGACGGGTCACAAACGTTCGCGGTTACCATCGACCCAACCAATCCAGCGTGGTCCCCGTCACAGAACGGCTACGCCCTGGCCACTGGCGTTGCCACGCTGAACGTTCCGATTGCCGCTCAGATTGCCGGTACCGTCGGCAATGTTCAGGCCGGAGCGATTACAATGCTTGCCTCGGCGCTGCCTGGCATCGACACCGTGACGAACCCCGCTCCGCTGCAGAATGGGCTCGACGCGGAGACAGACGATGCCCTTCGGTCGCGGTTCCGCAACTTCATCGCCAGCCGCTCACGGGCCACACCTGACGCCGTCGGCTACGCGGTCGTGAGCGTTCAGCAAGGCCTGGCCTACGCGATCGCGGAGAATCTCAACCCGGCCGGTCTTCCGCAGATGGGGAGCTTCGTCGTCACTGTGGACGACGGCTCGGGATCGCCGCCGGCATCGTTGCTCAGCACCATCAGCACCGCCGTCGAAGCTGTGCGCCCGGTGGGGTCGATCTTTACCGTTCAGCCTCCCAGCGTCTTGCAGGCAAACGTGAGCGTGACTCTGGGACGATCTGCCGGTGCTTCACCCGCCGTTACGGCGGCGGTTGCGAACGCGATCTCCCGCTATGTCGATGCCCTGCCGATCGGCGCGCCCCTCGCGCTCACCCGGATCGCTCAGATCGCCTACGCCACGTCGCCGACAGTCACAAACGTCAGCCAGATGCAAATCAATGGCTGCACCGCGGACCTCGTGCCCCCGGCCTCGGGAGTGCTCAAGGCCGGAACGATTGCGGTAGCCTGACATGACGGGTGACCAGAGCGACATCGTAGCGCGGCTCAAGGTCGTGCTGCCCGGCGGATGGTTTGCCGATGAAACCCCTCTCCTCGATTGCGTGCTCGCCGGTCTTGGCTGCGCATGGGCGTGGGTCTATCAGACGCTGCAGTATGTAACTGCGCAAACCCGCATCGCCACCGCCACCGACGTCTGGCTTGACGTCATCGCCCGCGACTATTTTGGCCGGCGACTCGTCCGCCGGGCAGGTCAGGCGGATGATCCGTTTCGGCGGCGCATTATGGCGGAACTGCTCCGCGAACGCGGGACCCGGGCCGCCGTCATAGGCGTGCTGAAGGACCTCACCGGCCGGTCCCCCATCGTGTTCGAGCCTTCCCGCGCGACCGACACCGGAGCGTACGGGGCGGCTGGCGGCGGCTGGTCCGGGTTGGCTTATGGCGCGGCGGGCGGCTGGGGCAGTCTTAATCTCCCGTTCCAGTTCTTCGTGACGGCCTATCGGCCGGCCGGCTCCGGCATCGCCTTCGTCGCCGGCTGGGGCAGTGGCTGCGGCGGATACAACAAAGGCGCTGTTGAATACGGCAATCTGGCGATGCTGCAAGGCCAGGTGACCGACGCGGACATCAACGCGGCAGCCGCCAGCGTGCTTCCCATCGCCACGACCGGCTGGCTACGCATCACCAATTGAGCGCGCCCGCTGCAGCGCAAAGAGGACGCAATGGACAGGAATTTGGTCTATCCCGGAAGCATTCCGCTCGACACCGACCTGCTGACGACCAACCGGAACGCGATGGTCGCGCTGGGCTATCTGGCACAGGCAACACTCGGCACAGGCACTGTCGCCGACGGGCTTGCCTGCAGTCCCACCGCACCCGCCTCGATGACGATCAACATCGGGCCTGGCAGCATCGCGCAATTCTCGGTCCTCGATCCGCTGCCTTTCGGCTCGCTGGCCGCTGACAATGCCAGCCCATTGGTCAAGATGGGCGTCAATCTCGCGCCCACCCCGTTTACGCTGAGCCCGCCCACCACGTCCGGCCAATCGATCAACTATCTGGTTGAGGCCGCGCTGCTGGAGTCCGATACCAATCCGGTCGTTCTGCCATACTACAATGCAGCCAACCCGGCGTTGCCATATAGCGGCCCGGCCAACTCGGGCGCTGCCCAGAACACACTGAGGTCCCAACGCGTTCAGTTGCAGTTGAAACCGGGGGCACCCGCAACCACCGGGTCGCAGACGACTCCGCCCGTGGACAGCGGCTGGGCCGGGCTGTACGTTGTCACGGTCGGATACGCTCAGACCACAATCACCGCCGCCAACATCGTGCTGCATCCGCAGGCGCCCCTGCTCGCCTGGAAGCTCCCCGCCTTGCGCCCGGGCTTCGGCAGTGGCGTGCAGACTTTCCTGGCATCCGGTGCGTTCACCGTGCCGCAAGGTGTCACCCAGGTTGAAGTCGAGCTTTGGGGCGGCGGTGCTGGCAGCTACGCCTCTACATCAACCTACCCAAGCGGCGGCGGCTCCGGTGGCGGCTATGCGCGCGGCCGAATAACCGGCCTGTCGCCAGGCCAGGTTGTTCCCGTAACGGTGGGCTCGGGTGGCGTTGCAGGAACGACCTCGGGCACGGCGGCGACCGCCGGCGGCACGTCGAGCTTCGGGGCATTCGTCAGCGCGACAGGTGGCAGCTTGAACTATCTCGCGACAGCCGCCTATCCGCTGTTCGGCGCCAAGCCTGGCGGCTACGGCGTCGGCGGCGACGTCAGCATCAGCGGCTCGGCCGGCCAGGGGGCGTTGTTGAACCAGGGCGGCATGGGCGGAGCGGCGCCGATGGGGGGAATGCAGAACAGCGGCACCACAGGCGTCGCCGGCTTGTTCCCCGGGGGTGGCGCGGCGGGTGCCGGAACGGGAGCGAACGGCGCAACGCCATACAACGGGGCGCCGGGAGCCGCAGGTTATGTGGTGGTGAGATGGTAGCGATGAAAACGTATGCGCGGATCGAGGACGGTGTGGTGGCGGAATTGCTGACCACAGCCGGTGATATTGCCGAAATGTTCCATCCCGAGCTGACCTGGCTGGACGTGACCGCCGTCGCCGGCATTGCGGAAGGTTGGACCTTGGCCGGCACGACATTCAGCCGTCCGCAAACTTCCGCACCGGAAGCTGCCATTCCGAGCCTCGCCGATTTACAGGCGCGCATGGCCGCATTGAGCACGGAGCTACAAGCACTGGCCTCGTCCGGTCAGGCCGCATCGGCGCAGTGAGATGATATCAAACGACCCGTCAACCGTTCCGGGGACCTTGCTTATGCCGACGCCAGCATCCCATGTCTGGAAGCCGAGCACCGCTCGTACGGTCGTCCTGGATGCGTTCATTCCGGTACCGCGCGGATCTACGGCAGCCGCGCCTCCGCCATTGAACTGGCCGACCAAGGATCCTCAGGATATTCTTGACTACCAGTTCGATATTACGCCAGCGCTGGTCGGCAACAAAGGCGACTCGATCGCAACGCTCGACGTAACGACAGCGCCAGGCAACCCCGGCGATCTGGTTGTAAACCAGGTCACTGCCGATGGGGCAGTGGTCGTGCTTTGGCTTGCGGGCGGACAGGCCGGCACGGTTTATACCGTAACGATTCTGATCACCACGGTGAACGGCCGCAGCATACAGCGCAGCATTCTGCTCCCAGTATTGGAGCTGTCGATCCCGATTGCGCCGGCGACGGCTATTCTGACCAACACCGGCGCCGTGCTGACCGATCAGAACGGAAACCCCGTTCTCGCCGCCTCCTGAGCAGTGGGCGGCATCCCTCGCCGCCCTGCACCAAAATTCTGCCCAGGCATCACCGGACCCGCCAGCGACCGCTGCGCGGGGCTTCCTGTTTGGAGTTCCGTCAGGCATGCCGACGATCGATCAGCTCGCGCCCGCCACCGCAGCCTCGGACAACGACGAGCTTATGGTGAGCCAGGCAGGCACCGCCCGAAAGATCACGCGCGCGCAAGTTCTGGCCGGCGTGCAACCGGAGCTCGCCATCGCCGCCGGCACGCTGATGGGCCGCTGCAGCGCTGGCACCGGCGCGCCGGAAACGCTCGCCGTTGGCGCCAACCTTGTGCTTGCCAACGGGACACTGTCGGCGCAGGCCGCTCCCTACACCGTGTCGCAGCTTCCGGCCGGAACCGTGCCAGCGTCCGGAGACAGCGTGCCGCTCGGCCAGTCCGGCGAGAACACCGCCGTGACGTATGGCCAGTTCATGAGCGGCTTGCCTGGGGTTGCCAATGTGGACGCCTCGCAAACGCTGGTTACACCGACCGGCGCATCTGGCGCGGTCAGGCTCGCCGACTATGCGGCGTCCACGCTCAGCAGCAGCGGCGGCACCATGGCGGGCGCCCTGACCCTGGCCTCCGACCCCGCGGCGCCGCTGCAAGCCGCCACGAAGAACTACGTGGACAATCAGGTCGCAACGCTGGTCCCGACGACGGGGGGAACGCTGGCCGGGGCGCTGACGCTTGCCGGCGACCCCACGAGTGCCCTGCAGGCCACGACCAAGCAATACACCGACGCGCAGGTTGCCACGGCCGTCCCAAAGACGGGGGGAACGCTGTCTGGGGCGCTGACGCTTGCTGGCGACCCCACGAGTGCCCTGCAGGCCGCGACAAAGCAATACACCGACGCGCAGGTTGCCACGGCCGTCCCGAAGTCCGGCGGAACCATGACGGGCCCGCTGATGCTTGCCGCCGACCCGGCGTCGCAACTGCAAGCGGCAACCAAGCAATACGCGGATGCGCGCGTGCTGCGCAGTGGCGATGCCCTGACCGGACCGCTGATGCTCGCGGCGGATCCGACCGCGGCGTCGCAGGCCGCCACCAAGAACTATGTCGATACCCAGCTCGGCACGGCGCTACCCAAGAGCGGCGGCGCGCTGACCGGCGTCCTGACCCTCGCGAGCGATCCGACCGCCTCCACCCAAGCGGCCACGAAGCGCTATGTGGATACGCAGGTGGCCACCGCCTTGCCGCTGAACGGCGGCACGCTGGCGGGCGCCTTGATGCTTGCCAGCGACCCTGCCGCGGCAAGCCAGGCCGCCACCAAGCACTATGTCGATGGTCAGGTTGCGACCGCATTGCCGCTCGGCGGCGGCACGCTGACAGGTGCTTTGTCGCTGGCCAGCGACCCTACCGCAGCGAGCCAGGCCGCCACCAAGCACTATGTGGACACCCAGGTGGCCGCCGCGGTGCCGCTGAGCGGCGGCACGCTGACGGGCGTCTTGACGCTGGCCAGCGACCCCACCGCTGCGAGCCAGGCCGCCACCAAACACTATGTGGACGCACAGGTCGCGACCGCCTTGCCACTCGGCGGCGGGACGCTGACCGGCGCGCTGACTTTGCCAGCCAATCCCACGTCCGCCCTGCAGGCAGCAACGAAACAATACGTCGATGCCGCCGGCGGCGCTACGACGGGAGAAATCAACGTCAAGTCCGCGCCGTACAGCGCGAAGCTCGACGGCACGACCGATGATACGGCGGCATTCAAGGCAGCCTATCAGGCGGCCCCCGCCGGCTCGGTGATCTTCGTGCCAAACGGCGTGACGGTGCTGCAGAATCCAAACACGTGGGGCATCTCGCT